TGCTGTCACCATAGCGTTGTTGTTGATGGTCAAGCCTTCGCAGGTCACTGACACGATGGTGTCCTTGTTGACACAGCGATAGCCTGTGTTGACTGTGTCATACACCACCAGATATTTGTCGTGGTCAACAGTGCTTGTGCCACCCTTCAAATACTTGGTCACACCAGTACGTCCATTGAGGGTACGGGTTGTGCCATCTTTCTTGATGAACGACACGGTGATGAACTTGCCCTTGCTTTGGGCGATGAAGTCTGCAATTTTCATGTTGTTTCCTTTTAGGAGGATGCTAGTCCGACGACTCAACAGCGAGTCAGTAACGCTACTGTGGTGCAATAGCGTTACAAAGCGCTGTCAGGGCTTGTTCATTTCATAAGCAAGGTCATACCCACCATGTCTACCTATCCATCCCTGTCCAAACCATTTAGGTGTGTAGTAACCTGACCCAAGTGATTGACGCTCTAGCGTTATTTGATTTTCACCCCAACGAATGATGATGAATGTGCCACCCTGTGCAACTGCCTTACGTATGGTGGATTTGATGGTGACGATTGAAGGTTTGTTAGTGAAGTCTCGTTCGATGATCATATTAGTTCCAGACGTTGATGTGAGAACGTTTGTTTTCGCTGACAGTCAGTGCCACTAAGCGGCCTGTCTCAATTGGATGCATACCGTACAAGTGAACGAAGCTGTCATACTTGTATGGGTTATATGTCACAGGTGTACCGTTGTAAACGATGCGCTCAATGGTGAGTTCGTCATCAAGGCTACCGATCCACTGACCGACAACACCAGCATGTACATTCTTTTTACGTTCACGAAGGACACGCTGACGACCTGCCTCTGACACCTTGAACACACCGTCATAGATCAACACCTTGTCACTGTGTGCCACGACACGGCCTTTGTCTTTACCCTCAAGCGCTTTGATGCTGAAGCATTTACGGTGCAGGTTGAAATAGACAAACACTCTCATTTTGCATCCTTTGCTTTGTTGTCCTGTGCAACAGCCGCTTTCCATCGTGCATTGGTTGCATCGAACGCTTCACGGAAAGCTTCGTTTGCCTCTGGTGTGTTGTGCTTACCTTGCAATTGTTCATAGTGCAAACGTGCATCGTCACGGTCAAAGCCGCTTCGTCTTGTTGTATACATTTTGTTTCCTTTCAGGAGAGGCTTGATATAAACCCTGTGACACAATGTCGTTGTCCGATACTCAGCTAACGTCATATCCTGTGTCACAAAGCTTATGAAAGCCACATCATTATCTGCACCGACCCCGATGCCATGATGTGTTTCCTATGCACATTATCATCCTCATGTGCTATGAGCAGTGTAGAACGTTACGTATCTACAATTACGCTGGCCTATTTCAGGGCATGTCATGCTTTGTAGTACATGACACATCCATACTGACACCACGTTGGTTTTTTAAAGAACAATTTGTTGGTGGCGATGCACCGATGGCCTCAATTATAAAGGCTTTGCAAAAACCTTGTCAAGCGAAGGGTCTTTGCAAAACCTCCCCCGAAGGGGAAGCTTGTCTTACATCACATACTTAGCACCTGAGCCGTGTGCCACAACAGCGATTGACTTAGCCTTCACGCTGCTACCAGCACACAGGCCACACTTCTCACATGTTGTCTTCGCACCACCTTCGGCTGTAGCAGGGCACACAATTTCGCTACCACGGATAACATCATTCACATTGGCAACGATACGGAATGTACGGCGACCAAGACTCCAAGACAGCGAAGCTGAAGCAACAGACTCAACCGATTCCATGTAGAGTGATGCATCAAATGAAGCACCTTCGGTGTTGACTTGGTGACTGTAACCAGTGTGGCCCTCAGCCTCGCTGATCAACTCATTCCAGACTGACGAAGGGACAGCGGCACCGTCACCGTAGGTGCCGATTCTAACCATGCGGCCCTTACCTACAGCGGCTAAGTTTTCAGCTTTAGGGTATTTTCCAGCGACAAAACCTTTGTACACAATCACTGGCCCTTGACCAATGACAACATAGCATGAACGGTTTTTGGCAAGCTTCGCTTTTGGGTCATTGGTAGCAGTGCCACGGTGAGGACATGTGCCACAAATTGCAACGTCAGCACCAGTCTTGGATGCATCACGGGGGTCCATATCAGCACGGATGATGTAGGTCTGTATCATGTCAGCCGTTTTCGCATTTGATGACTTCGTCAATGCGATGGCAACAATCGGTGAACCATCGATGAGTGATGGGCCTTCGTATACTACGTATCCAGTGACTTTTTTCATTTGTTTACCTTTGGTAAGTGACGACAGCATCATCGCTGTCTGGCCTCAATTATATCGACTTCGAAAAACCCTGTCAAGTGTAGGGGTTTAAGCTGTCTTCGAAGCAACGAAGTTGCCACGTTGTGTAATGGTTGCATTGTCATAGCATGCTACCCATGTCAAAGCTTCGCTGCGAGTGAAGGTGTAGTGCTTTTTGGCAAAGCCATCGCCGTTAACACAAAAACCAAAGGCTTGCTTAAGCAACAAAGCGATTTCGTCTTGCATCATGTACAAAGCAATAGCGAGTGATGTGAGGGAAATGATCAAATACATTTTGTTTACCTTCGGTAAGTGACGCAGCAAAATCGCTGCATGGCCTCAATTATACAGACCTTCGAAAAACCCTGTCAAGCGAAGGGTCTTTCAAGGCTCTGCCTCAATACGTGAAGCCTATATACACAGGCTTGGTTGCCTTGATGTAGACAACTCGATTGATGTCGTCAGTGTCGATCAACTCAAACGACTTCGTCGTCCTGTCATATGCACCTTTGATGTATACAGTGTTGGCATCGGCTTTTCGTTTGACGAAGTCACCGGGCTTGACGTTTTTGAGCATGATGTTTTGCATTGTTTACCTACGGTAAGTTTGGCATGACGATGTTGTCATGGCCTCAATTATGCCGACCTTTAAATGGCCTTGTCAACTGTGGGGATATTCAACCACAATCGGTGAAGGGGCTTTGTTGTCGATGGCTTCGCATTATGCGGGCGGGTCAGGTTGTGCGGGTGGTGTTGTATACCGACCCTTCGATAGCCCCCGATGTGCTTAAAAAACAGGCACTAATCTGTCCCCGATTAAATTGATTTCCGATTTTGAATCAGTTTCTACATGCATGTAAGTCTTTGAATTCATTGAAGATCTACACATGTAGGTTAAAACGTATGCGCCTGTGCCGTATATCCTGCGCTGCGATGTATACCTATGCATGTATATGCGCGGCTGCGCTCAGGGCTGCGGGGGTGCGTGGGCCAGTGGGGGGTAGGGCGCTAGTTGTATACAGCATAGACCACAGAAGGGCTATTTTACCCTGTTAACCACAACACAATTTACACCACTCCCTATACACAATACTGTCCACACATGGCCTACACAGCCTCTACAGCTCGTTAACGATCTCAACCAAGGGCTAGGTAGCCCCACCACTCCACTACCCCCTACAGGACCATTAAAGCCTTTCCCACAACACAGCCTATGCCGCTGCGAAAATCGACCATGAAAACATTGTCTATGAAACCTATAGCACTACCTTTGTTGTTGTTTAACAACACTCTGCAAATATATCGCTTGACAAGATTTTTAGATGGTGTAAAACTACTACCTATTGGGGCTTGGGGCTATGTAGACTGTATCGTGATGCATTGAGCATAGATGATACAAGGTACATAACTCTGTGTTGAAGAACGATTATAGACAACATCAAATATTAAACACAGTCTATGTAGTCTATAAAGCCCGTCATACAAAACAAACTATGAAGGTATTGTCTATATTGGCAAACAATTTGTTTTCTTTCATTTGTTACCTCTTAGTGATATACTTCTTTGTAACTAGCCTACACCGCTATAGTAGGCAGTCTACAAAGACTATATAGAGCTATGAAACAAAACAGACTTACAGTGATTGATTATTTGTTAGATCAAAAGCACTTGTTGCTGACGAAAGAAGAAGTAGAGAATAAAGGGTTGTTTAACAGTCCACCGTATTCGATGTCAGCAAAGGTCTATATAGGTCTGTTCAAAGGGAACATCGATAACGTTCATGTTCCTCATTCAGATGTTTACTATGTAAGAACTGCTGTTGAGAAGCACACAGGGTATTACTTCCCGTTAGATGCTGTCGAAGAAGCGATGAAGACTAATGGGTGGCGCGATAGGCGCAATAGTTGGAGATATAACAATGTCAATTAAAAGAGGTAGTGAAGAGTTCAGTGGCTACAACAAGCCAAAGGCAACGCCAGATCATCCGACAAAGAGTCATGCTGTGTTGGCTAAGGATGGTGACACTGTAAAGCTTATTAGGTTTGGACAGCAGGGTGTCAAAGGCTCTCCTGATGGTAGCAAACGAAATGAAGCATTCAAGGCACGACACGCTGAGAACATTGCAAAGGGTAAAATGTCGGCTGCATACTGGGCCGATAAAGTTAAGTGGTGAACAAGCTGTAAAGCTGATATAACTAATGCAGAGGCTATGCCTCTTTTTTACATTTAAAGGAAATAACATGGCAACGACTAAGACAGAAGCACAGAAGGTTACAGAACTGCGTAAGCAAGCAATGGATAAGACATTGCCTCAAGAGGTGCGTGATATGGCTGACAAGAAGGCCAATGAAATTGAAGGACGTTCTGTTGAGAAGACAACAGGTCTGAAGCTGGCTAAGGGTGGTATGGCTAAGAAGGCTCCAATGAAGACAGCAGACAAGATGCCTATGAAGAAGCCAATGATGGCTAAGGGCGGTTCTGTTGCTAAGAAGGCTAAAAAGTAATTATGGCTAAGGCTAAGAGCACAGTGAATGCTGCTGGTAATTACACCAAGCCAGAACTTCGTAAGAAGATTGTGTCTCAGGTTAAGTCTGCTGCGACACAAGGCACAGGTGCTGGTGAGTGGTCTGCTCGTAAAGCTCAGCTTGTTGCCAAGAAGTATAAAGCTGCTGGTGGTGGGTATAAGGATTGACATGAAAGCTCCACAGAAATCTCTTAAAGATTGGACAGAGCAGAAATGGACGACTAAATCAGGTAAGCGCTCATCAGATACAGGTGAGCGTTACTTACCCGAGAAGGCTATAAAAGCTTTGACTCCTGCTGAGTATGCTGCTACTACCAAAGCTAAACGTGAAGGTAAGGCTAAGGGTAAACAGTTTGTTGCTCAACCAAAGAGCATTGCTAAGAAGACAGCTAAACACCGTTAAGGAAATACAATGGCTAAGGGATTGATGACTCCGGTAATTGAGATTGAAGACGAAGAGTATCTCATTGTTACCCCTGAAGAGAATAAAACCAACACTGAGCACACTATCAAGTTTTGGAAGCTTGGTCCTGAGAAAGACCCTTCTGACGAGCCTGATAACAACAAGCCCTATTGGGAAGACATGGCAGCGACATGGAAGCTTAGCGAAGAGGAAGCTCGTCGCCAGCGCTGTGCCAACTGTGAATACTTTGAAAACACTCCAGAGATGATGTTGGCTATGGATACCATTCCACGCAATGCATTTGACACTGGTGCTGGTGGTCGTGGATATTGCCACAAGTTTGAATTCATCTGTCACAACCTACGTAGCTGTACAGCGTGGGAATGTAAAGAGTATGAGAAAGAAGAGGACTGATATGGCTACAAAGAAACAAACAGCTAAAGTGGCTAAGGTGATGGGAGAGTTCAAAGAAGGAACTCTTCATAGTGGTAAAGGTGGCCCTGTTGTTAAAAACCCTAAGCAAGCCATTGCCATCAGTTTGTCTGAAGCTAAAGTGAAGCCTAAGAAGAAATGAACAAAGAACCAAAGATTCGTAGTGTTGGTTTGAACTTGACAGCAGGGGTTGCCAACACTATCTACACCTGTCCTGACAACTTCATTGCTAAGATGAATTTGTTATTTGTTTCCAATCATGGAGGCAATAATAAAAATATATCTATTCAATGGCATGATGTCAGTGCAGGTGGAGCATACTACATTGTAGGTGGTTATGTCTTATCTGCTAATGGTTATATAAAACTTGATGGTAGCTACCTTGTCCTCAATCCCGGTGATCATCTTGTAGTCACTCCAGAAGCTGGTAGCACTATGTCTACAACTGTCACTGTTGAAGAATATTACGAACAAGGACTTTTCTAATGGCTAAAGAACTAACAGAACAACATAAGCGCTTCCTTGAAGTGTTGTTTGCTGATGCAAATGGCAACATCAATCATGCTATGAAGATGGCAGGGTTCTCTGAAGGCTATAGCCGACGAAGCCTCACCAACTACCTCAAGGAAGAGATCATTGAAGCTACACAGCTTTACATTGCTATGGCGGCTCCAAAGGCTGCGGTGGCTATGATCAATGCTATTGACGATCCCACAGAGCTTGGCTTAAAAGAGAAGATGTCTGCTGCTAAAGACTTGCTTGACCGTGCTGGTTTGGTTAAGACTGAGAAGGTGCAAGTTGAAAGCACTGGCGGCATTATGGTGTTGCCTGCGAAGGAACGCGAGGAAGATTGATGGCTGATGATACTGTGGACACGTTCGATTTTGGCTTAGGTGTCTTCATACTTCCACAACCTGCACCGTCTGCTGAGTATGTTAAGATACCAAGACTAGCCCGTACTATTCCTTTTGGTTACAAGATTGATGAAGAGGATGATGGATGGCTACAACCTGTAGCGCTTGAGCTTGAAGCGCTTGAAAAAGCTAAGAAGTATTTGAAGCAATACAGTTCAAGACAGGTAGCGGCATGGTTGACCACTGTGACGGGTAGAGAGATAAGTCATGTTGGTCTTTTAAAACGTATAAAGAATGAACAGTCCCACAAACGCAAATCCTCTACTTATCGAAAGCTTGCCGACGGGTACGAAAAAGCCCTTAAGAAAGCGGAAGAGTACGAAGAAAGACTCGGCACCAAAGACGGAAGCTTCTTCGATAGTGATCGATACGTCAAACTTAAACAATACTTCACAGCCTCCGCTGATTGAAGTTGTTCAGCCTATACGTGACAATGTAATCTTCAAGCCCAATCCCGGCCCACAAACAAACTTCCTAGCCGCCTCAGAGCGTGAAGTGTTGTATGGTGGTGCTGCTGGTGGTGGTAAGAGCTACGCCATTCTTGCTGACCCTCTACGCTACATTGCCCATCCACAGTTCTCTGGACTCATTCTTCGTCACACGACAGAGGAATTGCGAGAACTCATTTGGAAATCGCAAGAGATGTATCCGAAGATATATCCCGGTATCAAGTGGTCAGAGAGAAAGATGCAATGGCAGCATCCAAGTGGGGGTAAGTTGTGGATGTCCTACCTTGACCGTGACGAAGACGTGATGCGTTATCAGGGTTTGTCGTTCTCCTACATCGCTTGGGACGAGTTGACGCAGTGGCCTACTCCGTTTGCCTACAACTATATGCGTTCTCGTCTGCGTACTGCTGCTCCAGACCTGCCTGTATTCATGAGAGCCACTACCAACCCCGGTGGTCCCGGTCATCAATGGGTTAGGAAGATGTTCATTGTGCCTGCACCATCTGGTAAGAGCTTCTATGCCACCGATGTTGAGACAGGAGAGACACTGGTTTACCCCAAAGGGCACAGCAAAGAAGGTTTGCCGCTGTTCAAGCGTAAGTTTATCTCGGCTAAGCTGGCTGATAACCCCTATTTGGCTGAGTCTGGTGACTACGAAACCATGTTGTTGTCTCTACCGGAGCACCAACGTAAGCAATTGCTTGAAGGAAACTGGGATATTGCAGAAGGTGCAGCGTTTTCTGAGTTCAATAGAGCCATTCACGTAGTAGATCCCTTCATTATCCCCAGTAGTTGGCCTAGATTTAGGTCGGCTGACTACGGATACGGTAGCTATAGCGCTGTATTGTGGTTTGCTGTAGCGCCCGATGATAGTTTGGTGGTGTATAGAGAGCTTTATGTCAGTAAAGTGCTGGCAGAAGACCTTGCTGTAATGGTAATGCAGGCCGAAGATGGTGAAAAGATACGTTATGGTGTGCTGGATAGCTCATGTTGGCACAAACGTGGTGACACTGGACCCTCTATTGCTGAACGAATGATCATGAAGGGTTGTCGCTGGCGACCTGCTGACCGTTCTGCTGGTAGTCGCATCGCAGGTAAGAACGAAATTCATCGTCGGCTACAAATTGAACCCATGACAGAGCAACCTCGTATTGTTTTCTTCAATACCTGTACACAAATTATTGCTGATCTTCCTACGTTGCCTATCGACAAGACAAACTTGGAAGACATCAATACTAAAGTTAGTAATGACCACACCTATGATGCATTGCGTTATGGGGTTATGAGCCGTCCACGTAGTGGATTGTTCGACTTCGATCCTATGTCGCAAAACTCTGGTATGCCTGTGTCCGATCAGACATTTGGTTATTAAATCAGCACATGTTATACCTTTATTTATAATCTGGAACACTTATGGCACTCATTGATAAACCATCCAACGACAAGACGTTAGCGCTTGACGACACAAATAAACCTGACGACTTGCTTATTGGGTCAGGACTAATCTCTTTCATTGAAAAGCGATATACCAAGTCTGAAGAGTCTCGTCGTGCTGATGAAGATCGTTGGCTCCGTGCCTATCGCAACTATCGTGGTCTGTATGGTCCCGATGTTAAGTTCACTGACACCGAGAAGAGCCGTGTATTTGTTAAAGTGACAAAGACTAAGACGCTTGCAGCATATGGTCAGATTACAGATGTGTTGTTTTCTAACAACAAATTCCCTTTGAGTATTGATCCATCTGTTTTACCTGAAGGCGTAGCAGAAGATGTCCATTTCGATCCTAAGCAGCCAGCTAAAGAAACACCACAGATTCCATTTGGTGAAGAAGGCTCTGCTGCTATTGGTCAAGACTTTGACTTGGATAAGCTTGAGGAAATGCTTGGTGCATTGAAGGATGATCTTAAAGACATCCCCGGTTTGAAAGAGGGTGTTGGTGCATCACCTACTTCTGTCACTTTCAGCCCTGCTATGGTGGCTGCTAAGAAGATGGAGAAGAAGATTCATGACCAGCTTGAAGAGAGTGGTGCGAGTAAACATCTCCGTGCTTCAGCTTTTGAGATGGCATTGTTCGGTACAGGTGTGATGAAGGGTCCGTTTGCCATCAACAAAGAATATCCAAACTGGACAGAAGACGGTACATACAAACCAACAATCAAAACTGTACCAGAAGCTTCGCATGTTTCCATCTGGAACTTCTATTGGGACCCTGATGCTAACAATACTGAAGAGTGCCAGTATGTTATTGAGCGTCACAAGATGTCGCGTACACAGCTTCGTGCTTTGAAGCGCCGCCCTCATTTCCGTAAGAGCGTCATTGATGAACTCATTGACCAAGGCGAGACATATACCAAGAAGTATTGGGAAGATGACCTGCGTGACTACGCTCCCAACTTTGCTGTTGAGCGCTTTGAGGTATTGGAGTATTGGGGTAACGTTGACATTGACTTGCTTGAAGAGAATGACATTCAAATCCCTGAAGCATTTAAAGATGGTGATGAATTACAAGCCAATATCTGGTACTGCAACGGTAAGATTATTCGTTTGGTGTTGAACCCATTCAAGCCCTCTAAGATTCCGTACTATGCTGTTCCTTATGAACTCAACCCATACAGCTTGGCTGGTGTTGGTGTTGGTGAGAACATGGATGATACACAGACATTGATGAATGGTTTCATGCGTATGGCTGTAGACAACGCTGTGTTGTCAGGCAACCTCGTCTTTGAAGTTGATGAAACCAACCTTGTCCCCGGTCAAGATATGTCGGTCTATCCCGGTAAAGTGTTTCGTCGTCAAGGCGGTGCTCCCGGTCAAAGCTTGTTCGGTACAAAGTTTCCTAACGTGTCGCAAGAGAATATGCAGTTGTTTGACAAGGCTCGTCAGCTTGCTGATGAATCGACAGGTATGCCGTCATTCGCACATGGTCAAACTGGCGTGAGTGGTGTTGGTCGTACAGCGTCAGGCATCTCTATGCTGATGAACGCTGCTGGCGGCTCTATCAAGACAGTGATTAAGAACGTTGATGACTACTTGCTTTCTCCACTCGGTAAAGCCTTCTTCAACTTCAACATGCAGTTTGATTTCGATCCAACCATCCGTGGTGACTTGGAAGTCAATGCACGTGGTACAGAAAGTTTGATGGCTACTGAAGTGCGTAGTCAGCGACTGATGCAGTTCTTGCAGATTGTTACTAACCCTGCACTGGCTCCGTTCGCTAAGATGCCTTATATCATTCGTGAGATTGCTAAGTCGATGGATCTGGATCAAGACAAGGTGACTAACAACATGGATGAGGCTGCACGTCAAGCTGTATTGATGGGGCCACCTCCTGCGCCTGCTGGCGCTGCTGCTGGTACTCCACCTGTACCGGGTGCTGGCGTAGCTGATATGACTGGTGGTGGTGCTGGCAATATCGGTGTTGGTGCTGCTCCTGCCCCACAAGAGCAGGGGTTTTCAGGTAACATCCAACAATGATGATTAAGACATGTACAAGATGCAACTCTCAAAAGGAGTTGTTTCACTTTGCTCAGAGAAAAGCAAGTAAGGACGGCCTTAATTCTGCTTGTAAAGAATGTGTAACATTGTATAGGCAGTCTAAGAAGGCTAGTATCTCTGAGTACAACAAAGTGTATAGAGAGAAAAACAAAGACTTCTTAATAGAGAGATGTAGAGAGTGGAGAGGCGAGAATGCTGAACAAGTAATTCTATACAAAAGACACTACAGAAAAGCTGAACCACTCAAGCATTCGGTATGGGATGCAAATAAAAGAGCAAAACGACTGAAGCGTTTTCCTGCATGGCTCACTGAAGAAGACAAGCGGTCTATATCAAACATCTATGAGGAAGCAAAAAAACTTAGCGCGATTACTGGTATTAGTTACCAAGTAGACCACATCGTGCCTTTATTGGGTAAGAACGTTAGTGGATTACATGTTCCTTGGAATCTGCAAGTGTTGACAAGTTTTGAAAACAATATTAAGAACAACAAATTTTACGAGGATATGATTCAATGAGCAAACCTTTTCTGCCAAAACTCAAGGGTATGCTCAATAGTCCTCACATGTGGGATGCCTTTGTTGAGAAACTTGACTACGACATTGAGCAACACCAACGCAAGTTGGAACAGGCTACAGATTTGAATGAAGTGTTTAAGGCACAAGGTGCCATTGCTGCATTACGGCAGCTAAAGTATTTGAAAGATGAGATCAATCATGCAGGCTGAAATGAATAAACTATTTGCCGAAGGTGGCATGATGCAGGACGGTGGAACAGTCGATCCTGTTTCCGGCAATGAAGTTCCTGTTGGTGCTATGAAAGAAGAAGTACGTGATGATATTCCTGCACAGCTTAGTGAGGGCGAGTTTGTCTTTCCCGCTGATGTAGTCAGATTCATTGGTTTGCAAACATTGATGAAGCTGCGTGATAAGGCTAAGACTGGTCTTCAGAAGATGAATGATATTGGTCAGATGGGTAATGCCGAAGAAGTACCTAACGGTGAAGCTTTGTTCGGTGGTGAAGAAATGGATGATGAGATGTTCTCTTCTGAGATTGATTCTCTTATGGGTGAGATGGAGTAAGACATGGCAGATGCTTCTAATATAAGCAAGCTGTCTCAGCAAATCTTAGGTCAAGGGATCTCAGATAAATGGCAGGGTCAAGGTCATGGTTCAGCTAAAGCTAATGCTGATGATATGGCTAAGATTCTTGATGGTATTGGTATCACTGACATTAAACAGTTTGGTAATGTTTCGCAATACGCAAAAGCAGAAGCCAGAACTGGTGAGGACGGCAAGCAAGTTTATGGAACTATGCAGGCTGAGTGGCAAGGTAGTGGTGAAGATGGTGGCTATGTAGAAGTCTTTGTTCCTATTGCAGATCAGTCGAAGGTAATTATTAAAAATGGTGAACCTGTTTTTGATACAGGACAGAAAGCTTTTGGTAATACAGTAACGGGTCAAGTTGTTCCAAATACATATGCCGAGCGTCAAACTGAAAACGCATGGGGTGGTACATTTGCTGGTAAAGGCAACACCGGATACCGTGTTGATTTCTCAACAGGACAACCAATCTTTTATACTACCGCAGCTAGTAGTAACAGTCTTGTAAACATGATCGGTGACAATAAGCTACTTGCTATTGCTGCCAACGTTGCTGCTGCGTTTTATGGTGGGCCCTTGGGCACCGCTGCATTGCAGGCTGCTCAGGGTAAAGACATTGGTGATATTATTAAATCTGCTGCTCTCACTTATGTTGGTGGACAAGTTTCTGGTGCAGTATCTGGTACTGAATCAGTCGTTGATATGCTTGGACAAGCTGGTGCAAACATAGCAGGTAAAGTTGCTGGCGCTGTTGTCACAGGTCGTGATCCTGTAACTGCTGCCATTAGTGGTGGTGTGGGTACGATGGCTGGTGAGAGTGTGGGGCTTACAGGTGATATGGCATCGACTATCGGTACATCGGTAGTCAGTGGTGTCGCTGCTAGTCTTCGTGGTCAAGACGTTACAGATGCAATGGTTGCTGGTGCTGTTACGGGTTACCTGAGTAATAGTAAAGATATTAAAGGACTTAAGAAAGCCTCGGATGAAGATCTTGCTGCTGGTTTAGATCCAGCTTTTGGTTCTAATGGTGCATATGATGGGTTCATGCAAGGAGCAATGGGTCCAGATGCTATGTCAGCTATCGAAGATAGTATTACAAATGCAAGTGACAATGCTAATGCATTTGATGCCACTGCAAATGAAGGCTCACTCACTAAGACTGTCAGTGATGGTAGCTTACTTTCAACAGTTGGTGATGCTGCATCGAAAGTATTTACTGGTATGTCAGGTGCTGATGCTGTGAAGGCTGGTGTTCTAACAGGGCTTGCTACAACAACAACTAAATCAAATGATCTTACTGTAGGTGGTGGTTTAGGTAGTCGAACAACTACCGCTAATACATCTACTCTGAATCTAAATCAAGATGATATTTACAAGGATGCACCTATTAAGGGTTATCACATGAAGCAGAATGCTGAAGGACGATATATTCCTTACATTGGTGATAGGGCTTTGTTAGCTAAAGGTGGTTTTGTTAGTAAGCGAAACTAAGGTATACTATGAATACCAGAATCTGTGACGGGCAGATTGGTACTAAACAATAACCCGTCATCATTGGCTACCTGACTCCGGGACAATAATGTCTCCTACAGCGCAGCCCCAACTTAAAAGGTATTTATGACTGAAGTAGTCTTGGAACAAAAGCAACAAACCGTTGCAGTCGCACCATTTGGTAAACGCAATACTAACCGTGAGCGAATTGAACGTGAAGAAGAAGAACTGAAACAACTCACTGAAGGTAAGGTTGATCCTACACCACCTGCGGATGAACCCGCAGATGATGACAGCAATCTGACCGCAGAAGAGAAAAGCTTTAAGAAGCGCTACGGTGATCTTCGTCGTCATTCTCAACAACAACAAGTAACGTTGCAGAAACAAATTGATGAGTTGCGTAGTCAGCTTACTCAGTCTACCGAGAAACAAATTAAGATGCCTACCAGTGAAGACGAACTGGCTAAGTGGGCAGAGACATATCCTGACGTGGCAAAGATTGTAGAAACAATTGCCATCAAGAAAGCCAAAGAACAAACCGCTTCAATTGAAGAGCGCTTTAAAAACTTGGATGAGCGTGAGCGATTGACAGCCCGTGAGAAGGCTGAGCTTGAACTCATGAAGATTCATCCAGACTTTGACACCATCCGAGATACTGATGATTTCCATAACTGGGCAGAAGAGCAACCTAACTGGGTGCAACAGGCTCTATACGAGAACGATACAGATGCTCGTTCTGCTGCTCGTGCCATTGATCTGTATAAGATTGATCGTAATATTACTAAGGCGAAGTCGAAGAAGGAAGACACTTCTGCTGCCGAAGGTGTACGTACCCGTAGTGAGCGATCAGCCCCAACAGGTAAAGATACCGAAGGTGTAATTTATGAGTCGCAAGTACAGAAGATGACTAGCAAGCAGTACGAAGCGAATGAAGAAAAGATCAACGCAGCTATGCTGAGTGGTAAATTTATTTACGATTTGAGTAGCGGCGCACGATAATAGTTGACACGGGCTGAAAAAGTCTGGTATAACTTTCAACAGAGCAAGATAGTTGTAACTTATATAGCTATCTTCTCTGTTAAACGTTGAACTGTTATAGCTCTATTGCCGACGATAGCTTCGTCCACCAACAGTGCATTTAAGGTTCGACATTGGTAAAGCGACAGAGACAGTAGTTTCTTGTTGCTGTTAGCGCAAAACGTTAGTAAGCAGACAACCTAGTTGATCTAGCCTATACGAATACCTTAATAGCTAGTGGGTATTCTTATACACCTAGAAGATACAGCCCTGTGGACTTTGTTAGCGTATGTTTTATATGTATGCCAATATATCTATAGGAGATTTTTAAATGGCTTTTCCTTCCGCACCCGGCTACGGCAATTTGCCCAATGGTAACTTCAGTGCCGTAATCTATTCCAAAAAAGTACAACT